TAGTAGTAGCCTCATTCCTGCCGCAGTTTTACCATAAATTTCTTTGGTCTTATCGTCTTCTTTGTTAATATCGAATGCTTGTATAGCCTGAGACGAATTCATAATATCATAAGCATTTTGATAAAAAGAATTCATAGAATCCAAAGAGTCGGACTTTTGCCTAACATTGAACTCTTTGTTGACTATTTCTAGCATTGCTTTTCTTTTGTCAAATCTATTTATAGATATTCCATCTGGTAGTGTTAAATCTCTAACTTTAAAGTTTGGATCTTCTGGATTTCCACCAAGACTAAATGATGAATAACTATGACTAAGATATCCAGCACCAGCAAATTCATTAGGTACATTTGGTACTGTTATATATGGAGGTAAATTATTCCTGACTCCTAATTGTTGACTGACTACTGATCCTAAACTCGGATACTGAATGGCTGGACTAGGACGATATCCAGTAAACATATTATTAGTTCCACGCTCATGTGCTGTTTCGCTATGAGTCATGGATCTGATAATGCTAATTTTGTTCGCTATTTTTGCAGTTTCTGTTAAGTATTGACTAAAAAATATTCCAGGAATACTAGTTGATATACTATTTAAAGGACCCCTATAATCAACTGGACTATTCGGTTTTGGATCAAATGTTTCTTGATGAGCATATCCACCCGGTAGATAAATATAAATCACTGACTGTGCTTTTGCTTCCTTCACAGAAGGTTCTTCTGCTCTTAATTTTAGGTAGTCTCCAAGATTTCCTAAAACACCCGTATTTACAAAGCCTCTTCTGTTAAACATAAAACATCCTTTTCTGGTTATATTATACACTATTATAGCAAAATAGGTGGGACAAGCCCACCTATCTTGATTTAAATTGATTATCTAATTTAGATACTATTATTAGTTAGTATAGTTTCCTATCACTCTGCCCTTTTGGGTTCGTGATATAAACTTTTTTCTAACCAAATATGGCTCTATGCTATTTTCAATAGTTTCTACAGCAATACCAGTAAGAGAAGATATTGCTTTTAAGCCTAATGGATTACCTTTATTGCTTAGTAGTAGATTCAAATACATTCTATCATAAGCATCCAATCCGTCTTTATCGATACCTTGAATACTAAAAATCTCATCTATAGATTCTGTAGAATTTGGATGACAGGTCTTGTAATTTTTATACCATTGTAATCTAGAGTTTAGAATTCTAGGAGTTCCTTTGCTTCTTTTAGCGATCTCAACAAGATCAGTCTCATCAATAGAAATAGAGAGTTTATCACAGTTCGATCTTGCTAGTTTAGCTAAATCAGTATCGTTATAAAAACTAAGATGTTCTTTGATACTGAATCTATCATAAAATGGTTGACTTAAACTACCACCGCTAGTTGTTGCTCCTACCAAAGTAAAAGCTGGAAGATCAATAGTTTCTGGTTTTTTCTCTAGAGTAATAGTTAATACAAAGTCTTCCATAACAGGATACAAAAATTCTTCAACAAGTTTTGGTAGCCTGTGAATTTCGTCGATAAATAGAACTGATCGTGGTGCAATTCCCATAAGATATGGAATAATATTTTTAACACTTCTGAGATTTGCCGCGTTGGTTGTGTACAGATTCACGTTCAATTCGTTGGCGATAGCACTCGCTATGGTAGTTTTGCCAAGGCCCGGTGGCCCATCTATTAAAGTATGTGGCATCACGGTTGATGTTTTTAAACAGCCCGTCACGCTGACTTTTAGCCTGTTAATCACATCGTCTTGCCCAAGAATTTCGCTAAATTTAGTTGGCCTTATACCTTTAGACATTTTTTATCTCCAATGATTTTAATGATAACTCAATAAGTTGTACGGCATTATCGGTTTGATTAATTAGATACGTTTTAGTTAGTATGTCTTTAGCCTCTTGGTTTTCAAAGCCATACTGAACCAGTATTTTAACACATTTGTTTAACAAGTCAACCGGAATTCTTAATTCAGATTTATTGTGTTCTATTGCATCCTTGTTTGCGTTAGGCTTTTGCTTTACTTTAGATTTATCACTATATTTGATTTTTATGTTGTCTATTGTTTTTGGCCTAAACACTGTTCCACAATCACAAACAATCTTGAAATTTTTGGTCTTGACTTCTCGTAAAAATAACCAATGATTAGCACCACAATTTTCAGACGGACATCTATATAGAAAAGAAGCATCAACCTCAATCGGTTTCAGGTGTTTCATCATCTTTTATCCAGAAAACAAAATCATTGATTTGTTCATCATAAGCGGACTCTATCATGCCCTTACTTGCTAATGATGATAGCATATTACTAACTAGTCGTCCATTCATTTCTTCTATAATTTGTGAAAATATTTTCTCATCAATTAAGTATCTTGATTCATTTGTGATTTTATGTTTTTGTTCTTTAGCCAGACTCTTAACTATAACCAGAGATTCTTGCTGAGTTAAAATTTGATCCATTTCGTTAATGTCCTCCTGACTAATTTCTGTAATAAGTTTTGTAAACTCGTCAGGATCATCTCCTATGCTTTTATCAAAACCATTGAATACTAGTTTTCTTGCTGACTTTGTAAACTCTTCTAAATCATCTATAATATAGTTTTGTTTACCCATATCTTTCTCCGTATTTATTTAAGTTCAAGTGTAACTGAAAAAATTGGCTTGTATATTTTTGTGGTAAAGTTTGATTCCTCTACAACTTTGATACAAATATCTTCTAGAAAATTCAGCCTAGTTTCTATCTCTTTAATAGCATCTGTTCTAGAAAATCTGACTACTCTATCTGAGGATTGAAAATATAAGATATATTTCATATTAATTTAGGATATCAAATAATCCTTTGTAGTAATGTGGTTGTAATACAAAATGAACAGCATGACTTTGAATATGATTCAAGTACTCTCTGGCTAATCCAGCGTTAACAAAGTACTCTTTTTTCCATATTGGTTGTTTCTGATAGTTAATCCCCAAATACTGGAAGTTTTTAGACTTCTCAGTATTGGAGAAATAACTATTCACAGGAAACGACTTTTTGGGGAAATTAACATACCACACATTTGATGATCCTTCGACTATATCATTTAGAGCATCATATAGCATTTTACCCCAAGCATCCCAAGCGGCGGGATCAAACTTGAAATAGTGCTTATATTTGTCTTGAGCATCGTCATAATCATGCTCATCGTTATAGTTGTCATCGTCTTGGTGCATACTACTTACCTATAACTATATCTATTTTGATTGGCTGCATTTTTACGATTGCGTCCTCTACGACCCTTAAATCCTAGTCTCTTTATAATATTATTAATCGTTTGACGAGTTAGATAATATCTATTACCATAAAACGAGTGGTCTACAAAATAATAGTAAAGTCCTACCGAAGATCCTGACTCATTCATCAATTCAATAAATTTTTTCTTGGCTTCTTCATCAGTCAATAAAAGCTTTAGCAGAGGATTAATGTGTCTACCCATTTGTTTTCTCCTTGTTTTATTATAAGGTTGTGTCAAAGGGTATAGAGTCTCCTATACCCCTGACACTAAACCCTCATCCGATACAAAACTTATCACTAAGTTGATTGGCCAAATCTTTTGCCGCACTACTAAGGAAACGATTATTACTAAAGTAGAGAGGCGTTGAGACTTGATTAAGGAACTCTACAACGGTCTTTAAAAGTTTGGTCTGCTGACCATCAAGGTTTATATCCTCGTCAGCAGCCTCGCCCATAGGACTTGTAAGAGCGTCTGTCTCTTCGTCAAGATCGCCATCAACATCGCCATCAAGATCGCCATAACTTGGAGTAATCGACACAGGATCTCCATATACACGTTCTGCTATAGCATATTTATCCAATCCTTTTGGACCCACGTTCTGTAACTCATTAAGAATTTTTGAAGCAACATCCACTGTCACCGGAATGCCGGTCATATCAGACTGCTTATATGCTTTGGCATAACCCTTATACCATTCGTCACTGCATTTCTCAGGAATTATCTGTAGAGTAGCGGGTTGACCAGTAAGAGCAGACTTTAGATCGGCAACATTAATTGGTTGACCAGTGCTACCGGGAAGTAGACTTGTAAAATATGGAGCCTTCTTTTCCCATTCCTTACGCCACCAAGTATAAGGTACACGATAAATCTGATTGGGCTTAATCGCTCTTGGATCGCCATCAAAATAGTTGACCAACTTCTTTTGAAGACCATTCCAGAAAGTTTTGTTACTTCCAACAATTTTACGACTAGCATCATCAAAAATCCAGTAACACTGATAGCCATTACGAGTATCAACTACCCAACTAGGCTTAACAGGAAACCCATTAATCTTTTTGAGGAATTGCTTTTTCTTATTCATAACAACGCTGGGCTTAAAATACTTTCCATCGCTATCACGACCAGCATCCATATCGCAAAAGCAACAAGTAAACTGCTTGATAGCATACATTTTGCGACCACCGTTTACATAGAAGTAAACATCAGAATGATTATTTACATTTGCTTGCAAAGCATCGTCAATATCATTCGTATGATTCATACTACTAATCTTCTTACGAGGATTCCCATTATAAACAAAGATATGATTTTGCCTAAAAGATTCTAGAAACTTTGCCCTACTACCACCTGGGGCAGAATGACCGCCAGCATTAACGCTGCAACTTTTATCAAACGGATTAAACCCAAGATTATCACTAAACATATTTGTTATGTTCCTTACTGTCCTATAAACTATGTTGGGATAAGCACCACACCTATCATAATCAACAAAAGAGTGTTGGCGGGATCGAACCGCCATAGCCCAAATTGCTCACTCCATTTTTATCAAACATAATCCTGATCAGGATCATAGTCTTCATCTT